TCGCACACACCTACCATATCACCATTTTTGACGAGCCTTATACTTGCGGACTTCATTTTTCGCATACCCCCGTTGCCACACTATTTTCAACAAGCCTATGCTCAACCCCATCCTCGAAACCACCATTTTCGTGACAGCACGAAAAAGGTCGTTCAAAAATACAGGAAGGGTTGGTTTTTAACGAGCCTTATACTTGGATGGGACGGATGCCGATGCGCCTGACGGTGTTTGTCAGGCGAAACTGTGATTCCGTGAGGCGTTTGTGTTTGCGTCCGCTTTTTATGGTTGATCCGACATATAATTGAGCCATCGAAAACAATGATCTTTAGGAGGATCAAATGCTGGACGATTTCTTGACGAACACAATGTTCATTTGGCTCATCGTTATTGGACTGATTGTGTTGTATGCGCTGAACAAATTGTTTGAATTTCCCAGTGATTACGCCGATTCAATAATGGCTGGGAGAATGGTTAAAGATGCCAAGCGTGTGGAGTTCAATCGACTTCGATCAACTGCGGGATCTTGGTTTGAGTATGCGTATTTGCGTGGCAAGATAGCGAAAATACACAAAAAAGAGCCGTTTCGTGATTACGATGAATTCCTAAAAAGCAGGAATTTTGAACGGATCAATTTTTACGATTACATTGATCTATGCCATTGCAGGGATGGAAAGATCATCAGAAGCTTCAAATTGGCGGTCAGGTTTAAACAAGATGGCACTCCTGCCAAGTGGCTTGTTTATGCAGAAAAGGACGGAAAGACCTATTTGATTGAAGATTTGAAAAAATACAACCTGTTTGAATGTGTTACCAAGATTTCGATGGATAAATTTCTTCCCTTTTATGAATTGAACCTTTGGTTGAGATATGTAAACAATGGTTTGATCACGCCCGAAGTCCCCTTTCACAAAATTGTCGAATACTACGAAGAGCATTTTGCGAGAGATGACGAATGTTTTCACATAAATGGTGACCGCTGGCTCAAATATTGTCGTATGGAAAGGAAGAAACAATTCCCTCGTTAAAACCGTCCGTCTTTTCAATGATCCGTCTTCTCAGGTTTGCGTGGTTTGACAAATAGATGTTGAACGGATCATTGAAATCCACGATGAAGCAGACGTTCGCTCCTGTCTTCTTAGCCCTCAATCCCCTTCCGATTCTCTGCCGAATGGCGACCTGAGTCTTCCCAGCCCCCGCAAGAATGACCATTCCCACTGCGGGGACATCCACGCCCACGTCAAGGATCGTTGATCCGATCAGGACATCGATTTCACGGTTCTTCAGACGGTTGAGCGCAACCGACCGCTCCTTCGCATCGTCTGCGCCATAGATGAAGTCAACCTTCAAGCCGTTTTCCTTCATCAGCTTCTTGAGGATCTTTCCGTGGTTGATTTGGTTGGCGAGACACATCACCGACAGCCCGTGCTTGACCGCCCTGACGGCTTCCTGAACGATCAGCCTGTTGCGTTCCTCGTTTTCAACGATGCCGAGACGGTATGCGGCTTGCCAAGGTGTCCTGCGGGTCAGGTATTTGGGGCGGCGCTGAAGCTCGATGAACTTGAAGTACGGACGGGCGAGGATGCCACGGTCGATCAGGAGCTTTTCCGTGACCTTGATCCCGATTGCGCCCGAGACAGCCATCAGACGCATATTGGATTCCTCGTTTTCCTTCATAAACGGCGTGGCGGTCAGCGCAAGGCGGTAGAACGCATTCTTGCAGTGATTGCAGATGTCGAAGTACGAATTCGAGGACGATTCGTGCGCTTCTTCGAGAATGATGAATTCGAATTTCTTGAGAAGCTCTTCTGTTTCCCGCTTGATTTTCTCTTTCAGGATGCGCTTTTCGCCACGGTCGTGTGCGTCTGCGCCCGACAGACGTGAATAAAGCGTCTGAACCATTGCGACAGTGAACATCCCCAGCTTCGAGCGGTTTCCTTCAAGCCCGAATTCGCCGTCACCGATGACGGAGACGGGAATGCCAAAGTCTTCCTCGAACCGCTCCTTCATTTGGTACATCAGGATGGATCGGGTCGTGATGAACAAGGTGGGGCGATTGATCCTTGCGAACGCCAGTTCCGCAATGTGCGTCTTGCCCGACCCCGTGGCGCACTGAGCAATGATCTGCCCGTATTTCAACAGGCGATCCACCGTTGTGTACTGGTAGTCGTAGCGGGGGTCTTCCTTGTACTTCCCGACAACTGGGTGCTCCTTCCCGAGCGGGGGAGGAAGCGGTTTCTTCACAATGTTGATCTCGTAGCCACGTCTCTTGAGGTTTGCCGCCAAGTAGTACAGGAAACCAGCTGGGAAGGTCGAGTTTGACCAGCGGAAGAAACTCGAAGTGCCGTCCCAGCTTCCCATAATGTACGAGGTGGTCTTTTCGTACCCGTATACGTGATACGATAGAATTTGCTGTACGATCTGCTTGTCTTCGTTCGTTGCGTTGTAGACAGCACCCGTGACTGCGTTAGCCAGCAATGTGATTGATTTACCCATTTTGTCGAATTTTGTTAAAATGCAAATCTATAAATTAAATTCTATCTAAAGTTGCAAAGATAGATTGGATATGAATCAAACAATAACAACAATAAAAACAAATGCCTTGATTCCCAACCCTTGGAATACCAATGTCGTATCCCCTGAAAATCAGACAAAGATAGAAGAAAGCGTCAAGCGGTTTGGAATGTTCAAGCCTCTTGTCTGCCGAACCTTGGAAGACGGAAGGATTGAAATCATCGGCGGTCAGCACCGCTGGGAAGCCGCCGTTGCGCTTGGCATCGAAGAGGTTGACATCGTTAACCTTGGCAAGATCGATGACAAGAAAGCCAAGGAAATTTCCCTTGTTGACAACGCACGGTACGGCTCGGATGATGGAATTCGTCTTTCCGAACTGTTCCACGAACTGGACGACATTGCCGATTACACGCCTTATACCGAAGCGGACATCCTGAAGGTCTTCTCGTCCGCTGAAGTCGATCTCGATTCCCTTGGAACGCTGGACGAGGAAGAAAAGGATCTTGAAAAGAAAGTCGAAGATTTGACCAAATCTTCACCAACCTATCAGGTGATGCGGTTCAAAGTCCCCATCGGAGATGCGGAATTCGTCCAAGGAATCATTGACGGGATCATCAAAAAGCAAGGTTTCACGAGTTCTGATTCTCTGACCAATGCGGGAGACGCACTGGTCTTTTTGTGCGGAAAGAAGAATGAAGATTGAGTTGTGGGATATCGATAAGATCATCCCTTACGAAAACAACGTAAAGATCCACGACCAAAAGCAGATTGAAAAGATCGCCGAGTCGATCAGGCGGTTTGGTTGGGATCAGCCCATTGTGGTTGACAAGAACGGCGTGATCATCAAGGGTCACGGTCGAACCCTAGCCGCCAAGCATCTTGGGCTGGACAAAGTTCCCGTCCTTGTGCGGGACGACTTGACGGACGATCAGGTCAAGGCGGCTCGCATTGCCGACAACCGTGTCGCAATGGGCGACATTGACACCGAAATGCTTCAGGAAGAGCTTCGGAAGATCGATTTGGATCTTAGCGGAATCTTTGATGCCAAGGAGCTTCGCTTCCTGAATGACGTTGACTTGACGGAGGTTGCTCCCGAGGCGGTCGTCCCCGACATCGTTTCCGAAATGGAAGATGAGGGCGAACGGGAGTCCGAATACATCCGTCAGGCAGAAGAATCCGAGGTGAAGATCACCGACATTTTGGGATTCCGAACAATCAAGGCAAAACAGCAGAGGGCTGTCGCTAGGTTGATTTCCCGAATCGAAGAAGAGACTGGAAAACTGGGTGCGGACGCATTTGTTGCGTTTGCGGAAAACTACGTCAACTGAAAATTGAGTTATGGCAGTAAAGAAGAACGATACGGCAGTTTTGCCAGTCACGATCAAGGTGAATGGTTTCGATGTTTCCGTCAGGGCAATGACCGACAAGGAGCAGTCTTGGTCGGGAGCGGCGGGGTCTTACGGCTGGGGATGCATCAGCTTGGATGTCAGTTCCCCGCCCCAGCGGGTCGCAATGTGCTTGGTACACGAACTGCTCCACGCCTGCTTTGAACATTCGGGACTTCGTTGCAAGTTTCAGGACACAGAAGG